CTGAAAAAGTAATCCAGTCAAAGAAAGAAGAAATTACTGAAAAAGTGATCCAGCCAAAGAAAGAAGAAATTACTGAAAAAGTAATCCAGTCAAAGAAAGAAGAAATTACTGAAAAAGTGATCCAGCCAAAGAAAGAAGAAAATCAGAAAAAAATGGTACCTGACATTAGACCATCAACTTCACCTACTGAATTAAAAAAAGTTCTTGATGAGAAGATAGAAAAAAAAATAAAAATGTATGAAATATGGAAAAAGACGTACAATCCAAATCTTGTTTTATCTTCGAGTTTATTGACAACAAATATACACATTTGGGATTCAGAAATATTTAACCGAGGATTTCTTGAGTTTCTATCATATTACAATTTCAAAAATAATTTATCAAAAAATAATACTTTTATAACGAGTAAAAGTAGGCAAGGTAAATATAGCATTAATTTCACTGAAGTTGACAATGATCGATTTATAAATAAAATTTCAACATCCATTTGGTGTAAAGACTCGCCTTATTATCCAAAAAGTCATGTAGTAAACACTAAAAATGAATATAATAATTTAAACTTAATAGATACCCAAAAATATTTTGTGAAACCGAAAACTGGAGCTGGTTCAAAAAATATTGGAATAAGTATTGGAAAAACCTTGAAATATCGTCCAGAAATTTTGGAGAATTTTCCAATTGTTTTTCAGGAAAATGTAAATAATTTACGTTTAAATGATGGGAGAAAAGAAGATGAAAGGGTTTATGTACTCTGGATAAAAATGGATGGTAAAATTAGGGTGTTCTTGTATGAAAAAACAATGGTTAGAAAATGTACTACCAAATATTCAGAAGAAATTAATAGAAATACACATTTTACAATAAATGTTGACTGGAAGGAAGCAATTGAAAAAAGGGTTAAATATCCATGTGAAATGGCGGCGATAATTCCTTTAATAAGGGATATTTCTCAAAGAGTAATTCCAAATATCTCAAAAAAAATGACTAATGATCATAAGGCTGAATTTTGGTTAACAGGATGGGATATTCTATTTGACACAAACAATTTTCCTTGGCTCCTTGAAATTAATTCAAGACCAAACCAATGTGAAACAATTTTTGCCCGGGAATTACATTACGAAATTTATCAAAATATTTTGGAAATAATTTTCCAAATTGAAAAAAATCAAGATATTAATTCCAAACATTTTGTTGAAATAATACTATAAAAAAAAATTTTTACCCATCTTGTATAAAAGTTTTTTCCTTACAGATAGACAAACACAAATTCATAAGGTATTTTGGTAAATCGTTTCAATAATTATCATTTGTTTCACCAATAATTCAATCAAATGCTTAATCATATTTCTCAACTAAAAAGTGTAAAGATGCTAAAGGGATCGTAAAACTTCAAGCTTTTTTTGTAACAATAATTTATAATTATTTTTCAAGGAAAAAAAGACTCTTCGTTGCATTTATTTGTTTAGCAAGTCTTAATGGCGTTAATCCAAAAATATTTATTTTTGTTGTATTTGCATGACACATAAGCAAATCTCTTACAATGTAATCATGATCATAATAAACTGCAACGTGTAGAGCGGTATTAGAACATTTGTTCTGGTAATCTGTATAAGCTCCATTTGCTAAAAGATATCCAAGACACTTTAGTGCATTAAATTCTGCACAATATATACATGCATTATTATTTGGATCATATTCTCCAAAATCATCTCTAGGAAATGAATTAAAAACTGATGAATTACCAAGTAAAATTTTTGGATTCCAATTTTTACTCAAAAGAAATTCCAAGTATTTTTTTTCATCAATCACTTTCCTAATAAATTCCACATTATCTTGACGAATTGCGTCAATGACATCTTTTGCTAAATATTTTTGATCTGGCATTCTGATGAATTTTGGCCAAATATTGAAATCTGAATCCCAAATATTATTTTCTTTCCTGAATCGCATATTTTTTTTGACTAAGTTGTGGTAATTAACATTGGGGATATCCGTTTCAGAGTTTTCTCCAATTCTTCCTATTTCAAAAAAATCAGGGTTTTCTTTCCATACAATTGTGATAATCTGTCTTCGAAGCTCATGATATTTAAAGAAAATATCTTCAATATAATCATCGTGATTATCACGGATTAATGTCAGTACCATCCTACTACTATCCATTAAAGTTGTTTTTCCACATTCTTTTGTTTTAAGGTTTTCAAACATTTCAGTTGGATAAGTAATAAAATCTTTCACTTTCTTATATGGTACTGGTTTAAATGTTGTGATTTTATATTTATTATCACCATCAATTGATTGAATAATGAAAGTATTCACTTGATTAAAAAGTTTTAATATCATATTTAATCTGTCAAAGGTTTCCATTTTTTATTTTAAATAATATAAATAATTTTTACATCAATTTTTTTGTTAGAGTAATGCGTATTATAAATATCGAGTTTATTTCTAAATTATTTTTATAAATAATTTACACCTTTGGATATTTACAATAATAAATAAATATAAAAACTTTTGGACTTTTATTAAAAAATGAGAGTAATAAATACAAAATTAGTTTTCAATAGATTTTTATTGACTTTGGGGGATATTTTATATTTCACTTTTTTTTTCTTAGAAATTTTAAGAAATGATGATTTCAAAGATTATGGCATTATTTTATTGTTTGTAACATTCATTTTTAAATTTTGTTACATCATCGGCTTAATTGCTCAATTATATTTGTATTTAGATAATTTTGGAAAAATATTTGAAAATTTGAATGACATGGTTATTTGGGAAAAGAATTTTTTTTCATTTAGATTTAGAAATGTCTGTTTAGTAACATATAATATTGGATATTTTTTAATATCATTACTGCTTAGTCCAATATTAAGACATAGTAGTGATTATACATTTACAATTAATTTTTTAATTTACATTATTACCACTCTAACTATTGGAAAATGTATTATAGCTTTTGGAAGTATTTTTATTTATTCCATTTTTATTATAAGACAATTCTATAATAGTTTCCGAAGAAGACCCACCGAAAATCGTGAAATAGAAATGATCAATATAATTATTGATGAAAATGAAAATTGTAGTATTTGTTTAGATTCTGAAAAAAAAGAATGGATAAAATTAAGTTGTAATCACAGATTTCACAAGGATTGCATAAATATGTGGGTAGCAACTAATCGAACATGTCCAGTTTGTCGTGTTAATTTATGACTTTTGAGAAAATTTTTCTCCAAAATATTTGTAAAAAATACTGAAAACAACTCCCTGCAAACCATTTGTAAATAATTTGGTTTTCAATCCTCGGAATAATAATCCGTTCACTCCCTCCTTTTGGAGAATATCTTTCACAATCTCACTATATTTTATATTTTCATGATGAGTTTGCTTATATGTTTTAATAACTCGCATACTATTACTCACAGTATCACTTGCAAACGTTGCACAAAAACCAATAAATGCATTTCTTGACAATGCCTTTAATGGATCATCTTTATACTTTATTTTTGGAATATATTCATCACAATAATTGTATGTCAGAAAAAAAGGGAAATGCCCCATCATAGTCGCAGTTGAACTAGCAATTGCACCGTTATAAAGACCTTTCACGCCTTCTTTAGCAATCTTATCCCTCAAAACTTGAATACCTTTATTTCCATGTACTTGCAAACTAGTCTTCCAAGCATCAATTGGCAATGTTAAAATACGCCATCCACCAGCCATAACAGAAGCAGATCCGGTTTGAATTGCTAAAGGTAGATCAGTCCCTGAAAAGTAATTAAGAGCGAGTTGATTTGAAAAACAATCTCCAAATCGAGCTATGGGTGCAACCATTAATGCAGGAACGTATCCTCTATAAAATCTTAAAATACCTCCTTCCTTATATAAATTCTGAATTGTGGGAATCATTTGACCTCCGAATTTATATTGATAATTCATGGTCGTTCTTAACCACATCAAACTGGTTACTTGAATTGTCATGGCACCAGCTCCACTAACTCCGGTTTTAACTGACTTTTCAAAGATGTTTTGAAAACTTGTTTGACTCATAATAGGTGAAATAATTAAAATATATAAAAAATCTTTAATATAAGATGAAAATAATTCTTATTGGGGATGCAAAAACTGGGAAAACAAGTTATATACAACAATTAGTTTATAAAAAATTCCGTGAATATTATGAGCCGACTTATGGTTGTTTAATTTATGTTTTAGATGATAATTTAGAAATATGGGATTTTTCCGGAAGTCATCAGAAAAGCATTTTAGAAAAAGAATACCTGAAAACCGATGCGATTATGTTTTTTCATGATGTTACCCAAAAGGAAACCTTCTCAAAAGTTCTTGAGTATTTTTGGAAAATTTCAAAAGAGACAGGATATAGTGTTCCGATTGCAATAATCGGTAATAAAATAGATTTGCTTGATAAAAAATATGAGGTTGTTGGCCCAGTTAGTCCAAAAATAAAGTATTTTTCCATTTCATTAAAAGAAAAAATAAATTGGGACGTTCCTTTACAATGGGTAAGGTCTCAATTAAATATTTAGTTAACTTAATTTTTAGTATTTTTAGGAATTTTCCAGTCTTTTCCATATAAGTATTCATAGTAGCTTTCTGCAGGAACCGGAAAAAATCGATCTCTCCATTTTTTTCTTTTTATTTCCTGGATATGAGGAATTAGTTCGTCGCACATTCTTCCCATTTTGGAAATACATTTTCGTCCTGGAATAATTCTTTCAATATCTACGCAGTGAAAATTCTTAGTCAGTGATATTAAATTTGAATCCAAATTAACACAATAAGATTCAGTGTACATATAGCCATTTTTCAATAAAATAGGGAGGCATTTTTTATGAAACAATCCAAAATTTATTTGATCCATTGCCATATCAATATCATCATCCCAATCTATCAAATCTCCATTTCTGAACAATCCCAAAGCAGTTCCTTCAGAAAAATAATAATTTACATTATTTTTCTTCATAATATCGTCAATCTCCGACATTATTTTGTAACATGTATTTTTATCGATACCATATTTCATTCTGTATAGTTTAATTGTTTCCTTTATAATTTCATTTGGAAAAATAAATATAATTAACAAAATGATTATCAAACAATAGATCATATTATTATTTAATACAAAATTAATTTCCAAAATTAAGTAAATGATATCGTTAGATAGTAAATTCATTTTTCCAAAAATAATTCAAGCACTTCTGGAATCTTCTTATCTTCTTTTCTTTTCGCATTCAATTTACATGAATCAAGATACTGATGAAGTAATTTTTGATTTACTATGCGTTGATTTTTTCTTCTATTATTTGGAAATTATTAGTTCAATCAGTATGTTATATAATTACATTCAGCTTTATGGAACTACTTTTCCTACCTGGTATCATATTAAAATTTTTCAACAGAGTTTTGTGGTTTATCGGATTAAAATGATTTCTTGTTTGATGGTTAATATTGTAAATCTTTTGATATCTTTTTTTTATCCTTTTGTGACTCCAAAAGAACCTTATAAAGAAAATCTGAATATTTGTTTGAATTATATATTTATCACTACTTTTTTTAAAGTGATTGGGTTTTTGGCAATTGGATTATATTCTTGTATTTGTCCTAGATTATATCGTTACAGGAAGATTTTACTTATGATCCAAAATATACGATATGTTTCGGGAGATGTTTGTAGTATTTGTTTGGAAGAAAATGCGAATAAAAAATGGGGGGAATTAAAATGCAAACATCGTTTCCATACTGATTGCCTGGTGCCCTGGATTGAGACAAATCGGACATGTCCAATGTGTCGCGTTTATGTTGAGTAAATTATAACATTTTTTTAAAGATAAAAATTTTTTACATTCCGAGAAGTGACTTTTGGAGAGGAGTTAAATCCTCAATTCTCATTCTAGGTATTCTTGATGGATCAATTGTTATTTCTTGAGTAAAAAATCTTGGTTTTTTTGCAAACAATTTTACAGGATATGGCCAATGTGTAGTAGTTCTGTGTGTTGTAAATGCATCGATTTTCTTTTGGACATCTCTTGGTTTAATTCCAGTACAGGAATATCCATTGTAATTTTTAGCCATTCTTGGAAGCATACAAATATAATAAACCAATCGATCAACAGGATTTGGGCGTGGAATACGTGGTTCCGTACCCATGTGAATTGTTTTGGAATCCCAAACAACAAATGCTCCTTTTGGAGGACAAACAAAACGCCATTGGCATCCCTTTTCACCAACCAAGAAATTGTATTCAGCATCATTGATAACGTACCAATTATTTTTTAATTCTTTATCATCAGTTGATGCGTGAAATCTGGGCTTCAATTCTGGATGAAAGAGATTTGATCCTTGCAAAACAGAGAGACATCCCTCAGTTGGTCCACAATTATCAAGATTGTAAAATCCCTGAATACAATGATTACCTGGAATTAACAGTGATTGATCAGTGTGCCACCAAGTTCTCCCCTTGAATTGGCCACGAGGTGGTTCAAAATTTTCGGGTGCAATATGGTATGAAATAGCATCAATCGAACTAATCAATTGATTTGGTTGAACATCCCAGATTCTGGCGAAAATAGGCGCTGCGGATTCACGTAGTTTCCAGGTAGAAGGCATCATTCCAAAACCAAAATGCTGGAGCATCATACTGTGAAGCTGGCCGAGTTGAAAATAATTTTTGTAGGTTTCAATATTGTCCCTTTTGATTTTTTTGTCAGGAGGTCCGGTAATTAGCGCTTCTAATGCGGTCCAGACTTCATTTTTACATTCAGTGCAGACTTGATCGGAAATACGATATTCATCAACAATCGCAAAACCTTGTTCAGCTAATTTCTGATGAACTTGGCTGAGAGGTGTAACTTCAGTGTATGGTGTCCCTAATTGACTCATTTTCAATTCATAAGTAAATTGATTTAATAAAAATCAATTTTTAATTTATTTTACGAATTGCAAGGTAATTGCGACAAAAATTAACATATCTTGAACTTTGATATTGGCATTGGGCATTTGCTTTTGTATTTATAAAATTATGAATGAAAGCATCATAATCACTTTGATTAATTCCTAATGTCATTGAGGTAACATCATATGGATTGAAAAGAGCCCAATAAGAATTTTCATAAAATGGAGGGGTAGTCAACGAACCTGGTAAATCATAACGTGGGCTTTGTGAAAGAACATTAAAAACTGATAAGTCAAATGTTTGAACTGTTCCAATCTCAGTGAAAAAACCATTTGTGATTTGAAGTCCACCTTTTGGAACTAATTTTAACAACATTCCAACAACAAAATAGTAATCGATATTATTTTCAGTTACTTTGTTTACAAAATGTACTTCAGCCGGAAAATATTCCCCATTTACGGTATTTTCACTTGCATTGTGAAAATGGAAATTGATTAGTGTATACTTTCGATTCCCATAATAAACATAATTATCTTTATTTTCGGGATAAAAAATAGGAATATCATTTTGATCAGCTGTTTCAACAACTCCTCTAACGTTTGATTTATAATCGATTTTGAATAATGTTTCACTTTTAGTGCACTTTATAACCTTTGAGGTAATAATATTGATCGGCATTTTATTTACAGAGTAAAAATTTGGATATTTTACCCATAATGATTGATCTTTATAAGACCAGTCGTCTACTTCTTTTTTTAAGGAAAATTTTTCCCGTGAACACATAAGTTTACTTAGAAAAAAATGATTCAAAATATATCATTTCCAATTTAAGATAAATGAGTGATCAAGAGATTGAAGAAGAGGAAAAAAGATTGAATGATTTTGTCAAAAGTCATCCATATCCTTCATTTGATGAAATGACCAAAAATTTGGAGAATAAACCACAACTTTGGTCGGAATATTCGATTTTTATGCATAATTGTTGTAAGACAATTTATGAGAATCCGACTGATGAAGACGTGATTGTTAAAGAGGGAAAGAAGTTGTATAATTTTCGAGGCATATTTTTCTTACAAATTTGTAATATTATTGTGAAACATTATAGTCCTTATGCAAAGAGCTCTGACTCAGCTGTTAATTCTCAAGGAAGAATGATTGAGTTTCATTTTATGAATGTGACACCTGAATGGCAGGCTTAATTTGTCTAAAATTATAAAAATAAAATATTAAGTTAATTATATGAGTCAATATAGCGCGAGTACTTTAGACGTTACAGCGAACTATAATGGTGAGCAATTACCTTGCCAAATTACCAATGTTTCATGGAGTGGAAATAGTTTTACTGGATCTATTGATGGAGTAAATGTACATGGTATAGATAATAATGGATCAATTTCTGCTACTGGTACCTATTGGGGTCATATATACAATGCAACTGGTACGGTTACAGGATGGAGTTAAATACTACGCCAATTTTTGTAATACGAATGATACCACATTAAACCAAGATCAGTAACCTCTGCATGTCTAATATTTTTCTCCCTCAAAAATGAATCAATTCTATGTTCTAATGATGCACCTGAATTAGCAATTTGTTGAGCATCTTGTCTATTTATCCATTCGATCATATCACTTGATCTCATTATAAAAAAACCGGTCTCTAATCCACCATAACTTGTCCTTCTCTTAAAATAAGGAATCATATTATCTTGAAAGAAAGCATCTACAACTTTGTCAGCAACCATTTTTTGCCTTGGTTCAAAATGAATAATCCAGTCATATTTTGCCAATAAATTTAAATTGTCTTTCCACGCTTCTATTAAACCTGCACCTTTATTTATTTTTCCAAGATTATTCGGTGTATTATTGATATAAGTAATTTTTTTTCTTGTAATAATTCGTTTGATTCTATTTGGCAATTCATCAAATGGAGAAGAATTATCAATAATATATGTGTCTAATTTATATTTTTTCATTTTTCTAGTGAAATTACGCAATCCATCGATATATTGGGTTTTTCTTTGTTGACCTCCAACAAGCCATCCAGCTTTGTGTAATCTCGATTCGGGATCAATCCTGAAGGTTGTCATCATAATTATGGCAACTGACATTATATTAGTCAATAAAAAAAATAATTCATTTATATTAATTTTTTAATATTTCAGCATTTGTTTCTAGTTAGTAAAAGTATTTAAAACTATATTAATTTTAAACACCCTACTTTTGTGGTTTCCTTGATTTTATGAGCTGTTCCACAGGCGTCCTATACACCCTCACCCTAATATCCAACTTAT